GAGAGTAACTACTCTTGTTACTAATATGGATAACTTTAAGTCTGGTAAAGATTTAAAAGATTACCTAAGTAATCAGAAGTCTATCTTAGAAGATACTCAGAATATTGAGCTTCTTAAACGAGTAGATATGGCTAGCTTTAAGTTTATTAGTGGTGTTGTTAAGGATGCAGGTTTTGCTAACTTAAATCAATCTGCTGATGGTAGAAAGTTAACTAACCAGTTTATTTCTTTATCTCAAGATATTCTTAGAGGTGCTCCTATCTTAGCTTCTAGCTATGATAAGAATCCTTTACTTAAAAACTCTCCAGTATCTATGACTCTTAAATCTGCTATTGCAGGTGTAAATGATGGTACTCCTGAGTCTGTAAATGTTATGAATAAATCTATTAATGCTTTCATTGATGGTATTAATAATCCAGAGATTACTACTTCTTTAGGTGAGTTTTACTCACGTACTAATGATTTAGTAGAAGTAATCAGAGATCCTTCTAATGCAGTTAATCTTTCTAAGATGGATGAAATCTCTAGAGGTAAGTTAACAGAGATCATGAATGTCTATAATGAACAGACTGCTGCTTCTATGGGTACATATTTAAGAACACATCCTGAAGAGAAGATCACTCTATCAGTTCAACCTAATGGTGTCTTGGTTGCTACAGGTGCTTCTAATACATTTAATAGAGACCATGTAGGTCGTATCAATGCTAATCTTTCTGCATACGCTAACCTAAATGGTGTATCTACTAAAGAAGCTGCTAAAGCTTTCTATGGTGAGTTCTATAAAGATGTATTAACTACTCCTAATAATACTTCATCTAAAGTAGTTTCTAACAACAATCCTCTAAACTTGAAGAGTGCTTCTAGTAATTCTTTTAGAAAGTTTGACACTCTAGAAGAAGGTATTGTTGCTGCTGACAAGCAGTTATTGCGTTATGCTGAAGGAGTTGGTGTAGCTGGAGGTAAGCCACGTAAGACAGTAAAAGATATTATTGACTTATGGAGACCTGCTTCTGATATTCGTAAGAATGACATCTCTCAAAAGGACTATATTGACTATGTATCTAAAGCAATGGGTGTATCTTACTTAACACAACTAGATCTTAAGGATAAGCTAACTGCTTCTAGATTAATTGCAGCTATGTCTAACATTGAAGGTAATCCAGTAGATCCAGATAGAGTATTTAAGACTCTTCCAGATAGAGGACAGTCTCCTTTAATTAATACTATTGAAACTGGAAATCCTGCTGTTAGTAAGGTAGTTAAACCAATTAGTTCTCTTGAAGAACTAGGTGTTAAAAAATAAGGATAGATATGCCAGTAACCCTTAAAGGTATAATTAGTTCTTTCTTCGAAGAAGATAAATCTACTCCTAATGGTAGAGAAGATATGACTGTTGCTGATCTAAAAAAAGAGAAGTTAGATTATCAAGCAGAACCTATCTACTTTCAGAGAAGAGAGGACTTTGGTAAACTTCCTGAAGATAACCCAGGGACTAAGTTTAATAGAGCTCAGATGGATGCTATCATCTATGCTCGTAATACTGGTGTCTCTATGGGATTATTTTCTAAAGAAGATGGTGATATGTTCTTAGCTACTCAACTAAGAGAAGCTAGAAATGACTTTGGTGTTAATCCTAATAAGCCTGATGGCTCTATGCAGACTATTTCTATTAATCAAGGTAAGACTAGAGAAGCTGCAGGCTCTCTCTTTGGAGTAGGTCCTGAGTATGATAATCAACGTAAAGTTGTTCAAGGATTAGAATACTTTCCTCCTGATAGATCTAAAGAGAAAGGTGCAGAGGTTCTACCTAAAGTCAAGAGAGTTGAAACTGAGAAGATGTATTCTCCGTATACCTCTGAGAAAATGACACCTGAAGATTACCAATATAATGCTAAATTAGCTTTACTTACTTATCTCTCTAAAAAAGATAAAGGTGAGTCTGCTTCTAAAGTAGCAAAAGATTGGAATGGTAAAGGAGTAAATAAAGATTTAGGTGCAAATGCAAATAACCATCTTAAAGAAGTTCTAAAAGCTAAGGAAGATTTACTACATCCTAACAATAAATCTTTAAGAGAGTACATTTCTGAAAGATTGAGTGATGATAACTCAATTTATAGGATTAAACCTAAAAAGTGACCTTCACAATCACTCTATAACAAAAGAAAAAGGGGAAGCTAATGCTATCCCCTTTATTTTTAACTAAAACTCTATAGAGAGCTTCCTAGATATGTTTATGACGATTTCTCCATAAAAAACGTTAATCTGAGGATCAAAAGGTCAAACATTAGATAATTAAACATCTCATCTTCATGTAATTCCATTCCTAACATAACACCAGTAATAAATCCAATGTTAACTCCCATAGTTTTCTCCATATTAGACTTCACATACACCAGAAACACAAGCTAATTGTTGAGCACCTTCTGTATTGTCATCTGTTTCGATGAAATCAGACCAATCAATATCAGTTGGCATATCTGCTAACAACTTTTCGTATTGCTCTTTAGTAATATCTTCGTAAGGAGCTTGTTGATAAGTATGATTAGAATGTGGTAAGAATGATACACCACTAATCTCATCAAAATGTTTCCATACCCAAGCACCTACTTCAGGCCATTCATTATCTTTAACTGAAATAGTAACTGAAGGTTTGTGTTCACACCAGTGACGTTGGTAAATTAACCATAGTTCTAACTGTTCAATTGCAGTCATTACATCTCTAGTGATTGCACCTTCAGGTGCTTTCATAGGGAAACTAAATACTGCAGTAGAGTCAGGACGATGAACCTCATCTTCTACTGGAACGCCTTTATCTTTTAAGTATGTATAGATCGGATCTTTCTTGTCCATACGGATACGTCGAATATAAAAATCATTGTGTCTAGCGTGAATGCCACTAGCACTGTCCACCAACTGAGAGACTGTACCTGAAGGCTTAACACAAGTGATAGAAGCAGAAGGAGGAATACCAAGTTTTTCAGCAAGTTCTTCATTAGTACCTCGAGCAACCCTACGTAGTTTATCTAGTAAATCAGGATTAGGTGTAATAGTAAATTTACAATCCATAATACCTGTTAAAGAAACACCAAGTAAACGTTCTTCTTCTGTATTCTTTTTCCAATCTTCACCTAAGAAACCAAAGTTAGTTAAAGTAGACTGTACTGTACCTAAGATAGTAGCTAATCTAACTTTTTTTGCAAGTGACTCATAGGTATCTTCTTGCCGTACAACCACTTCCGTAAGATTGCAGAATTGTTTATCACGGAGGATAATTTCTGAACATGGATTAGTTCCGTAACTGTGAAATGGACTACGTCTTCCCCACTTAGCTGCTTGAGTTTGGGCAGCAATTCGATTAAACATTCCTCGTTCACCTGATTTGGACTTAACCAAAGATAACCATTCTTCCATGAAAGTTTCACTGTCTGGTTTTTCTGTGTATGCAACTGAATTGTTTGCAAGTCCTCGATGAGGGTTATCAACATACCAAGCTCCCATTTTAGCTTCACGCATTCTGCGATCAGTTAAGTTAGATAAAGAGATTAAGGCAGAACGACGAACACCACCAACTACTACAATCTCACCAATCATACACATAATATCATGTACTTCTAATGAGGTTAGTTTTCGTCCACTAGCTTCTGTAAATGTTTTAACCGTGAAGTCAAAGAGTCTCTTAAGAGGTTCAGGTCCTGATGCTCTTCCACCAAAAGTTTTAAGTCTTGCTCCAGCTGGTCGAACCTTTGAGTAATCAACCTCAGGGATATCTCCTTCCCACAAAGCAGAGAGAAGTTTTTTGAAGGCTTTTGCCCATCCGATTTTGCTGTCTTGTACAACGATGACATCTTCTGCCTTTCGTAATGTCTCAGGAATAGAAGGTAGTTTGGCAATCTCTTGACGTTCACATGAGAAGCCTACACCTGTACCATTCATAAGAATATATAATGCTTCACTGAATGCACGTTTATTGTTTACTGCTAAGTATGAACAGTTATATGCAGAGATATTATCTCGTTCACATGCTTCACCTGCAGTCATTAGTAATCGCATAGAAGGCATAACTTCTAGATTAAGAATAGCTTGGCGCAATTCATTCATCTCTACTGCTTCTACTTTATCACCAAGTTTAGTATGTAGGTAATCTGTAAGTCGAGTAACTGTTTGTTCCCAATTCTCACGTTTAGATTGCTCAGGAATAAATCTTGAGTATCTACTTCTGTGAATAATTGATTGATATAATGAAGGTAATTCCATAGTTTTCTTTCTTTTAGGAGGATAATTATATAGATTTACTGGTGGGAATATAATATCCAAGTTCCATTTAAATTTCATAAGTGTGACCGACCATAGTAATTGGTCTGCCTAGAGGGAGTCGAACCCCCAACCTACGGAGTAGAAATCCGTTGCTCTATCCAGTTGAGCTATAGGCAGTAATCCTTAATCAGTTAACTCAGTTTCTTCTTCATCAAGTGCTAAATATAATTCTTCAGTAATTCTATCGATGTTATCGAGGACTTTGTCCTCAAAAGCATTTACTAGATCTTCTGTTGTTAGGTTTAGTAAGTCGATGAAGTCGACTTCGTCAATCTGTTCAATGATCTTTTCTTTAAGCTCGTTTAAGGTTAACACTGTTTGATGCCTTTCTTTGGTCTTCCTTTAAACGGTCTACAACTAATTGAGTATATCCTACAATGTCAATCCAACTATCATCATAATCAGGATCACCATTAAGAATACGTCCAATCTTATGTGCAATCATATCTAATGCTTCTGCTTGATCCGAAGCAATGATATCCCAATTAGCTGAGTTATGCATGTAATACTTAATACCTTGAGTAATCTCAGCATGACTCTTGAAACTTCCATACCTACTACCACGTTCATTGAGGATTTTAGTAATACTTAAATCTTCTATAGGCATACAAGTCTCAGTAATAATAGGATCATTTTGACCTGGAACAAATCGTTCATGTACTGCTTTAGCTTCAGATAACATTTACTACCCTTTCTACTTCGTTAGTTCGTAAGTTCTTGTTGCCTCGGAACCAGTTACCACAACCATTACATTGATAACGTTGGAATTTACTTACAGAAGTAAGTGCATAACCACGTTTCTGATAATGATTACCACCACAATTAGGACAGACTAACTCAGTATCATTGAAGATAGACAAGTTAATATGGTGCTTAATCCAAGGTTTAAATTTCTCATATACTTTTTCTAATAAGATAACATCATTCTTATTATACTCTTCCATTAGAGCCCATGCTTTAGGGTTGTTAGCCATACACTGAATCCATAAATCATGACCCATGTGTTCTGTTTTCTTACCTAATCCTAGTGCTTGTGCTACATAGTCTAACTTGTTAGAAACAAATCTAAACTGTTTCTTAGCTACTTGAAGTAAATCAATATGCTTAACTGGACTAGGAGGAGGTAATCCCATTAGTAAGAACTCTTTGTTAAGAGTTGGCATATCAAACTTACTACCGTTATAGTGAATGACTGCATCCGCTTCATCAATTAGAGTGTGGATCTTTACCAACATCTCTTCTCGTGAAGAATTAAAGACACTGTCAAAGTGCATCTTCTTTTCACCCAACCATTTAGCTGAGAAGCACATAGTATAAGAAGACTCTAGTAGTTGGTTAAGGCCAATGTTCTGTTGCCAAATACCCCATACGTGTGCTGTGTTAGGACTTGTTTCAATATCTAGTAGTAATATCTTAGCCATATCCAATGTTCCCATTCTGAGCTATTGCCCAATCTCTTTCATTAGTTTGCCAATCTTCTGAATACTTAGTAGCTACCCATTCATCTACTAGCCAAGTATCCCCTAATTGATTGTAAGTTTTAGTTGCTATTGCAAAAGCTGGACGAACAGGAAACCATGTTGAGCTTCCTGCTTGTCTGTACTTAGCACCTATATCAATTAGTGGACTGTTACGTAAAAGATGACGCCAATCTAATTGTTTTAGGTCGATCTCCATTAGCTAGGAATTCCCCCTTCTTCCTTAAATAGAGCTAACTCTTGTTCAATCTCATCTGTTGCAATATCAATAATACCATGATGTACAAGCGATTTGATTGCGTAGTCCATCAAGAAAGCTGCTTCAGGTTCATCTACGTGGAAATCAAAATCAAGAGAACCATCCTTATTTTGCGTACAGTTTTTTATAAGCACTGAGCCAATCCTTTCTATAATCTAACCATTCAAAACCGTTATCTTCAGCCCACATTGCGTATGTGGTCTTGCTTCTTTTAGTAATCTTGTTATCTGCATTTTGAAACAGAAAGATAATTTTAATATCAGGATTACATTCTTTAAACCATAACATCTTCTTACGTGTATCTAAATCAAGTTTACCTTTTGCTTCTAGATATACTAACTTCCTACCTGTTTTAAAGTCTGGAGTATAGGTTCTATTTACAGCTGGTTGGATATACTTGAACTTATCAGGTTCATACTTAGTAGATGGAAAGTTATCTTTAAGTACAGCCCATACACGTTCTTCTAATTTACTTTTAAAGACAGGCATTAATTATTTAATTCCTTATATCTGTTTAAGAAATCTTTTCTATCGCTTCGAAGAACCCAAAGACAACGAGCATTCATTAAAAACTCATCATCATTAGCGTATTCTTTTTTAACAACATTAAACATTTCTTTTTCAGTAGAACAGTTCACTAATAGTTTGGTAGCTTTTTTAGGACCAATGCCATCGATACCTTTAATATTATCTGAACGGTCTCCTTTTAAACATTGTTCATAGAAGAGTCGTAATCCCTCTATTTCTGATTGATCAATGTATGTATCTGGTTTAGACCAAGTACTAGTACCAATTGCCCACTGATAATGTTTACCTGCAACTTGTAATAAGTCTTTATCTAAAGAACATATTGTTGTAGTTAAGGTATCACTATCTTGATGAATTCCTAACATATCATCTGCTTCATAGCCCTCATCAGCTAGTTCAGCACTCATCATCTCAAGGGCGTAGTCCTGTAGCGCCCTTAAGTGACGAGGCTTCTCAGCTGTTCGATTAGCTTTGTACTCAGGATAGATAGTCTTCCTAAAGTTAACTTTGCTAGAGAGAAAAGCACGATACTCAGTAGACTCTGTCTTGATAAGGATATTGTCAAGTAGCTCATTAGCACGGTATTTTGCAATCTCAAAGTCTTCATTCTCTGCAGAAGCTGCACATCTAAAGACTACTAAATCCATATCAATCAAAGCAATCATTAGTCTAAGACCTTTCCTAGAGTACTATCAACTACAATAGAAACAATGTAACCAACAACAAAGCCAAAACCAAAAGCACTAGCATAACATATTACATATTCAAGCATTCCAATGTCTCCAAACATTTGCAATAATATGGATACAAGTAATAATTTCTACTACTCGTATCCAATCTAATTTTTTATTCTGGAATGTCACTATCAAAGTCCACTAAAGAATCAATAGCAGAAGGTACTGCAAACACATGAGCTTCGAATGTTCGAGCTAGATTAAGGATATCTTCCTGAGATGGAGGAGCCTTAGCACCTGCGGTTAGAGCTGCAACAGCTGCACTGATACTAGATTGTCGAACAATATATACCTGACGTTGAGCACGTTCCTCTTTAGTTTCATAGTTACTGCCTACTGTACGGGTATTAGTACCTGCACCACCTGCTGCTGTTGGTTTGCTCTCTGCCACTGATGATTCTCCTGTTACGTCTAAACCTGTCCACTGCCAATAGCCCTTGTCATCTTTCTGAGTAATGACATTTACTTCTTGACCTTTACTCCAAGTCTTAGCTGTATTAAAGATACTTGGGTTACTAAAAGACATCAATTTCTTACTTGCTACTTTACCATCTACACCTTTGTAGGTAACTTCCATCGACTGATAACTTCGACCACCAGCACCTGCATGTGTATTAGGAGTACCAACATCAATTACTGTAATTTGCATATAGATCCTTTTCTCACATTGGTAATAATATTATAACATATCTACAGGATATGTCAACTGTTTACAACAATCTTTTGCATATTTCCCCAATCAGAACCAACTTCACATTCAACTCGCATTGGAAGATTAAACTCAGTAGCAAACATCTTCTTGAAGTTAGCTGGTACATCATTGAAACATCTATCTACTAGAGTAACTAGTTCATTAGTATCCCATATCTTATCATCAAAGTCTAAGATAATTGAGTCATGAACAGTGTTAACTAAAAGCACACCTGGTTTATCTCTAAGCCTATTACTTAATGATACACGAGCAATTGCCATTAAATCTGCACCTAGCCCTTGAACTGGGTAGTTTAAGATCTTTGTTCTAGGCCAAGCGATTTTGTTACCTCGGATATCTGGCTCAAAATGGTAGACTCTTCCTGTTGGCATTGTAAGTTTTCTGTCTCTTTTAGCAAGATCAACAATTCTTGTGTGCCACTCTCCGAGTCCATTGTATTTTGAATAGAACTGATCGATAACATTTTGCCAGAAAGACTCTCCACCGATTTCCTTAAAGTTGGGATCATTTGCATAACTGTATGCCGACCCTCCATATATGAGTCTAAAGACAAATGTTTTAGCAATAAGTCTGCTTGGTAGACCGAATCTTTGTTGGTTATCTGCATGTTGATCAACTGCATTCCATATCTCCTCAATAGCTACTTTGTCTTGACTTAGGAAGGAAGCACCTACCCACTCTAACTGCTTTGCATCAGCCTGAAG